CCTCTGGGAGATCAGCCAGGCCCTCGGCCACGAGTGCCAGGCCCTCACCTCCCCGCTCGACGGACACACCGAGGGTATCCGCCTCGGCAATATCGCCTACTACCTCGGTGACGACGCCGGAGAGGATGACCTCGGCCCTCTCGACGGCTACACCTGGGCGGTCTACGAGACCGCTGAGGATGGCGTCACCGAACTGGTGCAGGACGGGTGGGACGACCGGATCGACGTCCAGGCCGTCGCCAAGATGCTCCGCCTCGCCAACACCAACTGACACCCACTGCCCGGCCCCCGCGACGGGGGCCGGGCCTGACCTGGAAGGAGATGCGATGAGTGCCGATACGAAGAGGGCGCTGGAGGATGCTCTGGCTGCGCACCTGGCGGATGAGAGGCCAGGTGACGTGCTGGGGTCCTGGCTGGTGCTGGCTCAGGTGGAATCGATGGACTACATCGAGCGTGAGGTGGACGCCTATAAGGTGTTCATGGAGGGCAACACCTTCGCCCTGGTGGGCATCTGTGATGTCTGGAAGCACTCGGTGCTGGAGAGCGCGGGGAGGATGTCATGAGCGTGAACGAGGTCCCGAGCTTGTTGGAGTTGGATCGGCTGCGTTGTGAGGTGGAGGCGGTGCGTGAGGCACTGGAGGAGGTTGAAGATCGTCGTCGGGCTGCGGCGGTGGCTGCGGTGCGTGCTGGGAAGGGCAAGGCTCCGGTGGCGCTCGCGGTGGGGGTGACCCGGCAGACGTTGGACAAGTGGCTGGGAGACTGGAAGCGCAAGCGCTAGACCTCGCACCCGCTGACCGCAAACGAGGGAGGCGCCCCACCTGGCTGGTGGGGCGCCTTCGTCATGTTCGGATGCTGCTCACTTCATGTCTCCGATGGCGTCTCGGGAGTCGATGAGCATGCCGATCACCTGGCCTATGGCCTCGGTGGCGTCGGCGGTTGGTAGGCCGGCTGCGAGGCCGCCGATGGCGGCGGCGTGTCCCATCATGGCGGCGGCGAGGCTTCTCTTCACGGCTGCCTTGGCGGCTTCCTCGGCGACAATGGCGAACGCCTGATTGAGCACCTCGGCTGTCATGCTGCCTTGTCCTTTCGTCTTGCTGCGGCGGCGAGTAGGTCGCCGACGTGGTATCTGCCTTCGTGGTCGGTGAGGTGGCCTCGGTGTTTCCAGAGTCGGATGGTACCGGGGCGTGTGGGGTATCCGGCTTGGGTGAGTAGCCGGGCGCCTTCGTCGGGGGTGACTAGCCAGTCGGCGGCCGCCTCCAGGTGGGACTGGAGGAGGGGCTGGAGTTCCCACTGGGTGTCGCAGGCCGGGCAGCGCGCCCACGAGGATCCCGCCGCCGCGTAGATGGGCTGGTCGCACACTCCCCGGTCCCCCAGGTCGGTGAGGCACCGCCCATAGAACCGGTGGTCCTCGGGGACGTCCACGAGCGCCGTGATCGCCCGGATGGCGGCGAGGACCTCGGGGATGAGGGTGGCTAGCTCGGGGCGGCCGGGGTACTGGGCGGCCCGCCTGAGGATCCCGGAGACGGCACCCCAGGTTTGGGGTGTGCCGCCACCGAGGATGACACCCCCCGCCCACTTCGCCCACTTGAGGAGGGTCCTCTCGTGTGCGCTCGCGGCCTGGATGACGCCCAAGCGGACCGGGGGGCGGCTGCATGGGGTGGTGGCGGTCCCGCCGCCTTGGCCGCGCCTCAGCCCGGCCTTGGCGGCGTCCAGGGCGTCCATGAGCGCCACGATGCCCTGGGCGGCCTCGTCGAGCCGCTGGCAGGCCGTGACGCTCACGAACCGGTCACCCCGCAGCGGCTCCCCCGTCACGGGGCAGGAACGGGCGTCGGTGCTCACGCGAGGAACCCCGCGGCGACGGGGACGCGGATCTCCCCACGCCACTCATCCAAGGGGGCGACCATGCCGTCATCCTGCCCGTCGGCGACCTCACGGCGAATGAGGTCCGGGTTGAGGGCGTCAGCGAGGTCCGCAAGCTTCTCCCCGCCGATGGTGACCTGCCCGTCACGGATCGCAAGGATGATCGCCGCCGGGTGCTGGTCAGTCATGGGTGTCCTCCTTCGAGTTGGCGGCCCGCTTGGCGGCGTAACGGATGGCGTCGGCGATCTGCTGGACGGCCCGCTCCGCCGTCTCGACGCGCTCTCGGAGGCCCCTGATCTGGATGAGCGCGAGCCACAGGGCGACACTCAGGCACAGGGGCAGGAGGACAGTCGCCGCCCACTGGAGTAGTCCGAGCCAGTTCACTTGTCCTCCTCCTCGATGATCTGTGCCGCCCACGCGAGGGCGTAGGCACCCAGTTCCATGATCTCCTGCCCGCCGTGGCCCCCCTCGCCGATCAGGGTTGCTGCCTGGGCGAAGCGATAGGTTAGCGACATGTATCGATTCTCCTCATCATCAGGGATTCTGTCGATCTCTTTGGCGGAGGTCTCAATGTCATCCAGGCCAACGTGGTTCGGGTTCATGATGTACAGCCAGTCCGCGCAGGTGCGGGCTATCTCAGTGAGCTCATCCACCTTGCTGGGGGAAGCGTGAGTGAAGGAGATTGCTTCGAGGAGGATGGCGAGGCGACGCGATGTTGTGTCATCTGGCGTGACCCTCGGGCCCTTTAACTTTCTGGCGAGGGCTGCGGCCCGGTCGAGGGCGTTGGGCTTGTCGGCGGGCAGGTGGGAGAGGACTTCCAGGAGGGGCGGCTCCAGGGACTCGATCACGTAGATTCCCCGGAACGCGTCCTGTAGGCGTTTGAGCGTGGCGGTGGGGACGGCCGTGACCTCCTCCCACTCGTCGATGCTATCCCTCGGGTAGCCTCGAACGATGTGGCAATTGTCGCCTCGGTATGAGTTCCCGCCCTTGCATTTGAAGGCGATAATGTCCTCCCGCAGCTTGCCAGAGTCGTAGCCCTTAATGATGCGGATGAGGGATTTGTCGGGCCAGTTGGCCATGATTACTCCTGGGTGTCGATGTCGAGGGCGGCGGCGATTCTGGAGTCGCTGATGATGATGGTCTTTGGGGCGGCGGCAATGGCGAGTCGGTTTGTGATTCGGAGTTGTTCGCCGACTTCGAGGACGGCCTGGGTGAGGGCCATGAGCGCGGCTGTCGGGTATCGCGCATGGTCGGTTGCTCTCCACATGTTCTCGTTGACTGCATCGAGTAGTGCGGCTGCTTCGTCACGCCTGAGTACATGGTCGGTCATTTCAATTCTCCTGGGGTTATTGGGTTCGGATTGTGACGTTTTCTGTGTCGGCTTCATGGCCGCATTTCTTGCAGCGGATGATGGCTACCTGCCTCCAGTAGACTCGGGTGACGTAGTGTGGTCGTTCGTCGTTCCCGATCGAGTGTAATTCGACTGTCACTTCCGGTTGGAGGTAGTGGTCACCGCACCGGATTCGGTGCTGGTCTGGGTTGTATACGGCCATGTCAGCCTCCGATGATTGCGCGCCATGCGGTGGTGATGATCCAGATGATGACGCTGATGACGGCGAAGCATGCGGTGAGTGCGAGGGTGAGGCCGACGGCGTATCCGATCCGCTGGCTGAAGGTGGGGTTGGGTTTCATTAGTTCTCCTTGGGGTGTTTGGGTTGGGGTGGTGGCTGGCCCCGACTGCCGGGCCGGGGCCAGCCACCGTGTCATCGTGGTGTCAGACCCACGACCTGATCCAGTGCCATGCGGCGATGTACCATCCCTTGATGGTTCCCATTTTGTCCTCCTCTCGATTAGAAGGGGGGCTCGCCGGTGGGGGTGCCCCCGGTTCCCCACGGGTCCTGAGCGGACGTGGGGACGTTCCCCGAACCGAACGCGGTCGGCTGGGAGGGCTGCTGGCCGCCGAAGCCTCCCTGGCTTGCGGGGGCCTGTTTCGTCACCTGGGCGCGCTGCCTGCGCAGGTCCGGGCCGATGTGGTCGATTTCGAGCTGAAGGACGCTGCGGTTCTCGCCCTCACGGGTGGTGTAGTCCCGCTGGCCTAGGCGCCCCTGGGCGATAACCCACATGCCCTTGCGCAGGGACTCGGAGACGTTCTCAGCCAGGTCGCCCCATGCACTGGCTCGCATCCACATGGTGGTGCCGTCCGTCCACTGGGAGGTGCTGCGGTCGTAGCGGGAGGGCGTGGATGCGATGGAGAGGTTCGCGACGGGTTTCCCGGCCGGGGTGAATCTGAGCTCCGGATCCTGCCCGAGAACCCCACAAACTGTGATTACGGTTTCGTTAGCCAATGGCTTTTCCTTTCTGGGGAGTGGTCATATTCTCGCGTTTTCGCCCGGTTTACGCGAATCGCGACACGCCGGGGCGATTCGAGTGCGACCGGTCATCGCTTCTACGTATTTGACGGGACCGTGACCCGTTCGGCGAGAATCAAAACCTGGAGCGCGACCGCCCCGTCATCAAACGGGACTACCTGCGGATTCTCCTGAACGAACCAAGGAAAACGGTTCCCGTCAATGATGATGCTGTTACCGGAAACGGTGATCTCCTTAGCGAACCGCACGTCGTCAACCTGGGCGGGAATGTCTCCCGGCTTGGGGGCTGTAGTAGTCATGATTCCCCCTCAGGGATGTAGACGAGCATGTAGGGGCCATTCTCCTCGGGGAGCTCGGTCATCTCGGCGTCGGTATCGAGTCTGAGGGGAAACCAGCATCCTGGGTAGCAGGTGCGCCACGCTTTCCCGTCAGCGTCGATAGCGATCACGCCATCCGCCGCTCCGCGGGAACCCTCCCCGCCGTCGATCTCGGGCGGCCGGCTGGCTTCGCACTCTTCGAGGAGTGCGTTATAGCGGCCCTCCCACGCATTCTTCTCGCGAGCCTCAACCCGGAGGTCGTCGATTTCCTCTTCGAGGGCGGCGATGTGGTGGATGAGCGCGTAGATGTCGCCAGCTACATCCCCGCAGCCGCGCTTCTCGTATTCATAGTTCCTCAGCTTATCGACAATCCTGGCTGGAACGTTCATCTCTCCTCCAGCATTCTGATCGTGGAGTTGAGGTTGTGATTCTCTTCGCGGAGAGTGGAAATCGTGCCCTTGAGTTCGGCGATCCTGGCTCGGCACTCGTCGGCGTGATCCAGGAGGTCCTCGATGTCATCGGCCATGGCTTCGGGGTCTCCGGTGCTTACTCCTCCGTAGCCGTTTCCGTCTCGGTAGGCGTTCAGCGCCTCACGGATGTTCTTGGTGTTCCAAAGCCAGGGGTGCCGGGTGGCTGGGGTAGTCATTTCAGTTCTCCTCTCCGTCCTGGTAGCGGGTGAGCCAGGCGAGGGCGAGTGCGCCTACCTGGGTGACTTCGGCGATGGTGTCGGCGTTGTGGCCCGTGCTGTTGGTGTTGTCGTAGGTGAGGGAGGCGGCGACCTCCCCGACCTCCTCAGCGAGGGCGTAGAACCGCAGTTCATCCGTCGGCCCGTCGCAATCCAACGTCATGCCCGGGTGCTTGACGGCGGCCCGCTCGTACTCGGCGGCGAACGCGGTCACTGGGGTCTCGACGCCGAGGTGGATCAGCAGCAGGATCGACTCGGCGACGACGCGGGTAAGGGCGTTCTTGGCGTTGCCGTCGATGATCTTGCGGAGGTGCAGTGTTTCGGGGCGGTCATCACCGGGGCGGAAGTCGGCGCTCCTGCTGATCGCGCGCCCCAGCGCGCCAAGCGACTCGTGCCAAACGGTGACGCTCACCAGCGGGGTCGTAGTGATTCCCCATTCCCGGACGTCATATGTCAATCGGGCCGCCTTAGCAGTGAATGGGCATGTGCTCATTGGTGTTCCTTCCGGTGGGTGTGGGTGATGAGGAGGATGGTGATGAGGAGGACGGTCATGCCGTCTCCTGTGGGTGGTTGGGGCAGGTGACCTCACCGTCCATGTCGTCGGCGATCTCCCAGCCGAGGCGGCGGGCGAGGGCGTAGGCGGCGTTGAGGAGAGTGATGCTCCGATCTGTGTCGTCGGGGCCTTCCGGGAAGTCGATCCGCGATGGGCAGCCAGCCCAGTCGCAGGACATCGACACGTAGGCCCGCCGAACCGGGATGACCTGGATCATCGTGACCTCGCTTCCGCGGAGATGTACCCCAAGCCGAGGATGGAGACAGTGCAGAGGTAGGAGAGCCCGAGGCCAGCTAGCCACTTCGCCCACATCGCGACCGCGAGGGTGCGCACCAGCATGGCGAGGGCAATGAACGCGGCGACCACGCACACTGCGACGAAGGCAAACAGGCAGAGCCACAGGAAGTCGCGGGCGCCCATCTCACTGCCCCCCATCCTGGAAGAGGTCGCTGGGGTCGGGGTACTGCTGGGGCTGCTCGACGGCCGGGGTCAGGCGGCGGGCGCCACCGTCCACGCCCAGGTCACGCATGAGCCCATCCACCGTGAACCCCTGAATCGGCAGGTGCTGGCCCTGGGCGGCCTTCACCTTCAAGGACCGCAGCCCCGTCAAGTAGGTCTCCCCCGGTGCCCGCATCTCCACGGTCCCCGTCACCTCAAACGGGAGGGACTTCTCCGCACGAACCTTCCACGTCTTGTCCGTCGTCGGCCGGCCGTTCGCCATCACCGTCACCTGCTCCAGGCGGGCGGTCACGAGCACGGGTCCGGGGTGCGAGTTGAGGGCGGTCACGAGCTTGCGCCACTGCCGCTTCGCCGTGTTCCACTGGTCGATGGTCATGGAGGTCTTGCCGCGGCGGATGGTGACGGCTTCCTGCTCGCCGATGAGCATGTCCCAGATGTTGGTGATGGAGTCGACGACGATGCAGTTCGGTTTCCCGGCCCGGGTGGGTTCGGTGCTGGCGTCTTGGACGGCCTGGAGGATGCTTGCCATGGTGCCGTCGTGCTCGACGATCTCGTACCGTGCGCCCGGCAGGGATCCGTACATGTCGGCGTCGGATTCGCCGACCTCGATCCAGAACGTGCGGCCGATGAGGTCACTCGCACTGAACGCGGCGGCCGCGTAGGACTTGCCGGACTTCTCAGCCCCGGCGAGGAGGAGGAACGGCCAGGACACCTGCCCGGTCGGCTTGCGTGTCTTGAGGGCCATGGTCAGTCCTTGTCTGAGTCGAGGTAGTAGGCGGGGGCAGAGATTTGGTGAACTTCGGCGGGAATACCAGGCCAGTCACCCGAATCGAGGCAGTCCCGGTACAGGCGCAGCGCCTTCTCCACCTTCACCTTCCCGAGGTCGTCGAAGCTCCAATCCATCTCACAGACGCTCACGAGGTAGGGGGCCCGTTTGGAGACGACGACGTGGAGGAAGCGGGCCTCCTCGCCGGTGAGGTCACGCCAGATGCGCCGGTACCATGCCCGCTGCACGTCGTACCCGTAGCGTGCGGCTGCCCTCGTGAAGGCGTCGGGCTGGGCGTCGTCCGTGGTTTTCAGGTCCACCAGGACGTGCGCGCCGTCCCCGCCGGCGGAAGGCATGATCCAGTCCAGGCGGCCACGCATCCACACCCCGGTGCCGGCGTCCTCACTGAACACGCTCACCTCCGGGTCTCCGTCGGCGAAGATGCGACGGCACAGGGGGTGCTCGGTGACGGCGGCGGCGCAGTCGTGGATGGCGTCGTAGACGTCCGCCTTCAACGGGATCCCGCCCTCGTCACGGACGGCCTCAGCCCACTCGCGGGCCGCCTTCGTCCCCGTCGAACCGGACGCGGACAGCACGTCCTCCGGGTAGCACTCCAGGTGCGCGCCCACGCCAAGCACGAGCGAGTGGACAGCGCTCCCGAAGTCAAACTCAGGGCGGGTGGCTCGCGGACTGTTCCTGTAGTGGTGGAGGGCTGCAGGGGCGTCCAGGATCATCTTGGCTTCGGTGGATGACAGGGAGCGGTGGAGGGTAGGGTCGGAGTGGTACCACTGCTCGTCGAGGCCGTGATAGATGCCTGGCTTGTCGATGATGAGGCTCATAGCGGGTAGGTCCTTACTCGGCTGGGCTTGGGGGCTGGGGATACGCAGGGGTGACCCTGGGCGGCGAGTTCAGCGACGGTGGGGTTCCCGCGCCGCCTGGGCTTGTGCTGGGCTTGATCGTCCCTCCGGATGCCGGCGCGACGGCGAGCCTCGCTGCACGGGCGGCAGAGCCGGTTCCCGTGGTGGAGGCGCGTGCCGGGCCAGTCCGTCACGAGGGACATGGATGGGCGGAGTCGTCGCCCGCAGTCACGGCAGCGCTGCGGCTGCGACCAGTCCAGGACGTTCTTCACTGCTCGCCCCTCTCAGTGATGCGGATGAGGCAGTGCTCGCGGCGGATGAGGCCGGTGGCGAGGGAGCCGACGTAGCTCCACCCGTCGCGCTGGAGGCGGCGGACCTTGCGGTGACCGATCGGCCCCCAGGTGGGTACCCATCGGGCGTCGTAGACGCGGAGGCGGGCCACCGTCTGGTCGCCCTCGCTGCTGGAGGCGGTTATGTCGATCTCGGGGTACATGGGTTTTCCTTTCCGGGGGAGGTTGAGGGGGTTAGAAAAGTGGTTCGGCGTCGAGCCAGGATGTGGATTCGCGGGATAGCAGGTGGTCTCTGCGGATGAGTCCAGCCCGCAGGCAGGCCACGTGCGTCCATCCGTCATCGATGAGGCGCGCCAGCCGTCGCGCACCGATGGGTCCCCAGGTGGACACCCAGGTAGTCCGGATGCTGGTGCCGTAGGTAGTGGAGAGAGTCATGGAGGTGTCCTCAAAGGCCGTTGGTGAGTGTGTCGGCGTCGACGCGGAGGAGGGTGGCGAGGGCTTCGAGGAGCCTGGCCCGATGCTGGGCGTGCTGGCCGAGCGTGCCCCAGGGGAGGTTGGTGTCGATGCGGCCTGCCCCGCGGCGCTGCCGGTCCCGCTCATCCAGGGCCGAGGACTCCGAGTCCTGGTAGTCGGCGCAGGCGCACAGGAACTCCGCGGCGGCGGTGACGTCGACGCCGTCGCCACCGACATGGTCGAGGCGGCTCACAGGGCAGCCACCCATGCGAGGAAGACGCATGACTTGTCTGTGAGGTAGGAGGACGACATGGTGGTGTCCTCGCTTGGCGTGGCCCAGACTCCGCCGTCTTCGTCGTCGACGCGGGTCCAGGCTCGACCGTGCGTGTCGCGGACGACGGTGCCGCTTGGGAGGGCTCGCAGGTCATCGGCGTACATGAGCGCCTGTCCAGGGATGGCGCTGGTGACGGCGCGGAGGATGGACTGGAGGCGGGTGATCTGGTCAGCGTCGACCTCCTTCTGGCAGAGGTCGGCTTGGATGCTGGCGGCATTGTCGGCGGCGGTCTGCCATCGGTCGCGGTAGAGGTTCACCTGGGTCTTGAGTGCGTCGATGGTGTCGCGCTGTTCGCGGACGGTAGCGGCGAGGGCCTGCTCGCTCAGGCTGGGCTCCGTGGTCTGCTGGGCTTTGCGCTGGTCGGCGGCGAGCATGAGGAGGCTGATCGCGCCGATGGGGTCGTGGCCGCTGCGGTCGAGGAGGTCGCGTGCGCGGTCGCCGTAGGTGGAGACAGCGCCGTCGTAGACCTCCTTGACGGTGGTTAGGCCGTCGGCGGGCCACTGGATGCCTTCGACGTTGAAGCGCTTGGGGTGAAGGTTGACCTTCATTTTTCACGGTCCTTTGTTCTGGGGGTTGGATGGGCTGGGTTGGGGTTCCCGTGTTGCCCACGTGGACAACAGTAGGTGCCCAATTGGGCACCGTCAAGGCGGGATGATGGCTGTTACGTGTTCGTGACAGGAGTGGACGGCGAGGCTGACCACACAACGCGTTAACGCGCGTGAATTCGGCCTGAAAATGCGCGACCCCCACGGGGGTGCAGTCGCGGCACGCTAGGCCGCCCTAGGGACCTTAGAACGCTTCCTAGGGGCACTTCCGCCCCCGCCGTCACCCCCAGGGTGCGACGAACGCGCCAGGCGGGCGATCACCTCACGAGCCCGAGCCGCCCCATCACCCGACGGCTCAGTTGACGGCGGAGCCGTCAACTCAGCCACCGGGCGGGCCGGCGGAAGCGCATCAGCCCACGGCACACGCCCCGAACCCAGCGCGTGATCCATCCGAGCCAGCACCTCCGGCAACGGCGTCGACGGCTCCAACTCGGCCACCTGCACCGCCTGCGCCAACGACGCCCGCCCATGCCGGTCCGCGTCCACGTCAGCAGCCCCGTTGCCGATCGCCCGCAGAAAGCCCCGCAGGTACGCCGACTGCTCGAAACCGCTACGGCCCTCCGTCGGCAGACTGTGGCGCTCACGCCAGGCCCGGATCCGCTCACCCCGGACCGCCTTCGCGGCCCGGTTCACGTGCTGCGGTTTCGCCGCCCCATAGGTCTCCACGTCACCGGACGCCACACGCCGCACCGCCTCGGCAAGCACCTCGTCGGTCATGTCCTGGTCGAGGAGCGTCATCCAGGCGCGGATCCGTCGCTTGCCTCCCTCGGCGTCGACGATGCCGGGAAGCATGCCGGCGTCCACGAGGATGCCGATCGCCAGACTCACGCCAGTCGCTGTAGCCATCACAGGCCCTCCTTCGCGAACTGCTCGGCCAGGTCGTAGAACACCTGCCCGCCCTGTGGTCGCCCCTGGGGGCGTTGGGCTTGGAGGCGGAGGGTGTCGAACTTTTGGCGGAGCTTGGGCAGGCTGAGGACGTTGGCGCGCCAGAAATCATCGGCTTCGACCCAGTCGATGATGCGAGTGACCTCATCGACGGTGCGGCCGTCTCGGTCGATCATGAGGCGTGCCTGCGTGCGCCAGGCGGCAGTGACGCGTGGGGCTCGGCCGGTGCGACGCTGGACGCTCGCGGCCATGGCGTCGCAGACGGCATCGACGTCGGGGCGGGGGTCTTCGGCGGCGTGCAGATCGGCGTCGCCGATCGCTTCACTGTTCCCCTGTTCCCCTGTTCCCCTGTTCCCCTGTTCCCCTGTTCCAGGCGCGAAGGTGTCGCGAGGTGTCGCGACAGTGTCGCGAATTGTCGCGACGGTTTCGCGAATGGCGTCGTTCTGCGGGAAAGCGGTGGCGTCCCCCTCTTCGGGTTCGGGGATGCGTGACGCCTTCGGTTTATCTACCCGCTGGTGCTTTCCCCACCCCGTTACTAGGAAATAGGTCCTAGATGCGACGGTGTAACGAAGGATCAAATTCGCTTCGGAAAGCCTCGCGAGACCGTCGCGAACCTTCGCGACAGTGTCGCGAGGATTCGCGACCATGTCGTGCGGGAATAGGGCAGCCACAATCAACGCGACGTCATCCCGCCCCCGACCATGGTCATCCGCATAGGACCAGAGCCCAATGAACAGCAGCCGATCGGCGTCCGACAGGGCCGCGACGTCCGGGCTCGACCAGAACTCCGGCTTGATACTCCGAATCCTCACCATTTCCTCCTAGCATTAAATGCGGGGCTGGTTTGCATGCGCCAGGTGAAGGCCGCCCACGCCTCGTCGCCCCACGCCCGCGCGGGGTCTGCGTCTCTGGCTGCGCACTCGGCAGCGGACTCGGCAAGGTCTTCCAGGTAGCGTCCCCACATGCCCGCGGTGTCGAACAGGAACAGGTAGCCGTCGGCGGGCGAATGCCCCATAGCCTCCTGAGCCCACTCGAGGAAATCGTCGGCGTAGTAGTCGGCGTCGCAGGGGCCTCTCCACCTCCTGACGTAGCCGGCTGCGGCCTCGCAGGGCTGGCACCTCCGCCACTCCCGGACCGTCCCGTCATCGAAGGCCATCAACTGGGTGCACTGCTCCCCCTTGGGGATACGGCGGCCACAGTCATCGCACCGGACACGCCCCCGCGACCGAGGAGACCTCTCGTGAATCACCTCGGTCATGATTCGTCCTCCTGGATCTTCCGCTCCTCGGCCTTCAGCCGCTCGGCATAGGCATAGGTGAAGGACACGTATCTTTCGTCGATCGGGGCGACAATGATGAACGCGCCAGGCTTGTAGTCGTCGGCATACTCCTTGGCTGTGCGCCACACCGTGATACGAGAGTCATCCTTGAGGACGCCGTCCTGCTTGTAGGGGGCAAGAGCGTCGCCGATGGCTCGGATGAGCTTGTCCAGGTCGGGCTTGACGTACGGCAGGAGCCTGCCCTTGGCGGACCTGGGGCGGGGTAGGAGGAAGACGGCGGTGACGGCGACTGGACCGTCGTAGCGGGGCTCCCAGCCGGCTTCTCGGGCGGCCTCCTGGGCGGCGCGCTTGACGCGGGTACGCCAGGCGGCGAGTTCGGGGCCGCGGTCGTGGGTGACGACCACCCGCTGACCCGAGGTGAACGCCTTAGTGGAGCCCTCGGTGATCGGCTCACCGGGGACGAAGAAAGAGAATGAATCCATGGTTTTTCCTTAGGGTGGGGTGGGGTTAGCGGCCTTGCTGTTTGCGGCACCAGGCGTGGAGGCCGCCGTGGGGTTCGGCTGCCTGTTTGCAGGCGTCGCAGGTGACCTGCTCGTAGCGCATGGCGTAGACGCGGCCACGCTCGTGCGGGCGACGCAGGAGGGCGAGGAGGTCGGCCCCGCAGGCCAGGCCCATGCTCGGCATGAGCGCGTGGACCACGGCCGGCGGGGCGGGCTCCAGGAGGTCGAGGAGACTGTCCTGCGTCATGGCAGGTCGAAGAGGGGGATGGTCCCCATGGTGGGGTCCGGGGTGTCGGTGGGCTGGTGGGCGGCGAGGCAGGCCGGGCAGACGAGCGGGCCAGTGAGGTCCGCGCTCTCGACGTCCTCGCAGTGCTCCGTGAGAAACCCGGCGTTCTCGAGTTTGCCGAGCCCGTTGCAGATTCGCCAGGTCGGGTAGTAAACGCCATCAGGGTGCTGGTGAGGCTTCTCCCACTCGACGTCGGCGATGTGACGCACCAGGCGCCCCGGCAGGAGGACGCGAGTCATGACTCCTCCTCAGCAGACATCACGGGGATGCTCATATCAGCCTCCCAGCGACCACTCTGGAGACCGCCCCGGAGCCCGGGAAAAGGTCGCTCACGGTATCCTGCGCGGGGTCGAATCCCAGAAGATCTAGCACCCATGTGGTCCATCGGTCAGGTTTAGCTCCGACGAAGCCGGTTACGGGGTGGGGTGCGCTGAGCACGTCAGGGACACTCATCCCGGTACCGGCGGCGCGCCGCGATTCGGGCACTTTGTAGATGAGTGCCTCCCAAACGGAGCGGACGCGGGCACCGTCAGGAATGGCGTTGGTGACCTGCCAGACGGCGAGCCGCCCCCCTAAGTTTGCTGCGTGCGGCAGTATCTCGGCGATAGTCTTCGCTGAGGCCGCCATAGCCCACCCATCCCATTGGAGATCGAGGTCGGTCATGAGTGCCTTGTGCTGGTCAGGGTTGTCCCACGCGCTGGCGTCATGGTGGAACTCGGCGCTCAGGCGGGAGCGTCCTTTGGCTCGTCCGGGCGTGCCATAGTGGGGGTGTTGCTTGCCGCCGTACCACAGTGCGGCGCGTCCCAGGTACGGTGGATCAGCGATCGCCAGTCTCACGACTCCTCCTCCTGCCAGAGGCCGAGCTCGGCAGCCAGCGCCGCACAGATGGCCTCGAAGAGGAGGTCGTGGAGACGGTAGACGATGATCTCCCCGCTAGGGTCGTAGCCCTGGTGGTAGCAGGATGCGAGGTCTCCTAGGCCGCTGAGGAGCCAGCCGATCCGCTCGGCGGGGTCCATGCCCAGGTCTCGGCCGCGGAGCTTGTATCCGATCATTTCCAGGATGGGCTCTAGATAGCCGTCGGGGTCCCGCTCACTGAGGGCCTGGAGGCAGCGTGCGGCGACGATTCGTGCGCGCGCCTGCGCCTGGTCGCTGGGCTTGTGGGTACGTGCCCGGTGCGCGGACTCGGCCCAGGCGGTGCACAGTTCTGAGACGTCCCGTGCGATGAGGGCGAGTGGACCACCAGTCTCGGCGAGTGCCGTCCGACATGGGGGGATCGTGGCTCGGGCCAGGTCGGCCCGCTTGAGCATGGCCTCGAAGTCGGCGCGGCGCTGTTCCATCGTCAGGGCGGTCATGCTGCGGCCCTCCCCTGCTTGGTGAGGGTGAGGAGGCGGGCACGCCGGCCGGAGGACGTGATCGCGTACTTGCCGGTCTCCTCAATGAGGTTCTTGTCCTGAAGCTCCCGCACAGCGGTGCGCGCACGGGACGGGGACAGGACACCACGCGTGAACCGCTCGACGTCGGCGAGCGTGAAGGTGCCGCGGCCGGAGCGGCGGATAGCACTCAGCACCTCGGCCTGACTGGGGAAGGTGCTGGTGACGGAGTCGGCCGCCCACTGGCTGGTGACCGGGTCGTTGGCGCGCACGGAACCGCGCTCGCGGGGATGGATGGTGCTGGCGGTGGTCATGCTGCGGTCTCCTGGTCGTTGTGGTGGGGGTGTTGGGGCTGCTGCAACTGGCGGGCTTCGGTGTCGTCGGCGTAGCGGGCGCGGAACTCCAGGGCGAGGACGGGCATGATGCCGTGCTTGACGGTGGCGCGTGGCTCGCTGGCGAGGACCATGCCGAGGGTGCGGAGGAGGTCCATGAGGTCGGCGACGGCCTCGCATTTCTGGTGGACGACGGGGACGGCGGCGAGCATCTGCCAGCGGAAGACGTACTCGCCGCGCCCTAGGGGCGTGAGCATGGTGAGAGGGGTTTTCACGAGGGGTCCTTTCTGGGGAGTCGGGGGGGGGTTATGCCTCGGGGAGGCGGTCGATCCAGGCTTCGAGGTCGTCCTTGCGGATGAGGTACTTGGTGCCTGCCATACGGGCGGGGAGGTGGAAGTCCGGGTCGGTGGAGCGGACTGCCTTGCGGATGTAGTCGACGGACAGGCCGGTGACTGCGGCGGCTCCGGCGAGGGTGTAGGTGAGGACGACGGTCATGGCTGGGGCTCCTCTGTGGCGGCGATTGCGCTGAGCGCGCCGACGGCGGCGTCGATCTGCTCCTGGTTCAGGTCGGGGTGCTCCTCCCAGAGGATGCCGATGTCGTCGGAGGTGGTGGAGACGACGCGGGCTGCGACCTGCATCGCGATGGTGTTGATGTGCTGGTCCATCAGTGACCCTCTTTCTCGGTGCGGATGGTGTGGGTGACGGTGGCGGCGGTGAGGGCGATGGCGAGGAGGAGGACTCCGGTGTGGTGGCCGAGCGTGGCGCTGAGGGCAAGCTCGGTGAGGATGGCTGCCGCGGCGACGGCGGAGAGGGCGTAGGTGGTCATGCCGCGGCCGCCTCAGCACCGAAGAACGACTCATCGCCGTAGTAGGAGGAGTGGATGTACCAGCGGCCCACGCTGCGGCTGGCGTACCAAGAGGTTGGCTCGTAGGCATCGGAGCGCTGCTCGCGGACGAAGAGGCCGAGGAGGTCGCAGAGGGCGTCGAAGCCGCCGTCGTAGGGGTAGATGGCGATGTCGAAGCGCCCTTCAGGGAGGGCGTGGATGTAGGTGTGGGAGATGTCGATGCAGTTGCGTTCGGCCTCTTCGATGAGGGCGTTCACGAGGGGCATGGCCTCGGAGATGGGGCGCTGGGTGGTGGGGTTGCACATGGGGTTTTCCTTGGGTGTTAGGCGGCTTCTGCCTGGGTGATGAGGTGGGTTGGGGTGGTTCCGAGGGCGGTGGCGATGCGGTTGATCTCGTCGAGTTGGAGGCCGCGTCCGGTTCGGAGTCTGCGTTGGAGGGTGGAGCGGGGGATGTCTGCGTCCTTGCTGAGTTGGAGGAGGCTGGTGCCTGTGGTCTCCATCTGGTGGGTGATCGCCCGGATGATGGGCGGCGGGTTGGTGTCCATGTGGACAACCCTAGGTGCCCAAATGGGCACCTGGCAAGTCGCTGGGAAACTCGTCAGAAAACCGTTACCATTCCGTCATCTTGGTGCCCAATGTGGCACAGTGGAGACATGAGCACGCGAGCAACGAATCCTGGAACCGGCCTCAACGCCGCTGCGGCCGCCGAACTCCGCACGCTCCGCGAGGAGCGGCACATGACCGTGAGCGGCCTCTCTGACGCCTCAGGCATCCCCAAGCGCTCCCTCATCCGCCTACTACAGGCCGAGCGCCCCATCACCTTCGAGCCCCTGTGTGCGCTCGCTGACGCCCTCGGAGTCAGCGCCTCCACGATCATCTCCCGCGCCGAGGACCGCCTACGCGAGGAGCAGCGGATGCCGGCGTTCTCCTGCTGACCGCGCCCCATAGACGACGAAGAGCCCCACCCAGATTCACTGGGCGGGGCTCTAGTCATCTGACCTCACCGACGATTTTCGGTGGCGAAGGTCGGTCGTGCGGTCTCGACACGGTCACGATATTGGTCAGGCGGTCAGGCCGAGGCGGGGGGCCACAGCCTCTAGGGCCTGCCGGGCCTGGTCCAGGTCGGCGTGCTGGTAGCCGAGCGTCGTCGTCACTGAGGTGTGCCCCATGAGGGCGATGATGACGGCGGCGGGGACGCCGGCGGCCATGAGGAGCGTCGCTGTGCTGTGTCGGGCCTCGTGGGTGACGTAGTACTCCCAGGGGTCATCGGCGGTGCCGTCGCCGCCCTTGTGGACTCCGGCGGCGTCCTGGAGGCCGTGCCACGCCTCCATGTCGTCGCTGGCGGACCACGGGCCGCCGTCAGGACGCGGCCACACCAGCCCATAGGGGGACTCAGGGCAGTGGTCCTGCCAGGCTGTGAGAGCGGCCGCCATCCACGGCACGATCGGCAGCACACGGGACCCGGCGGCGGTCTTCGTCGGCACGAGGTGGTAGGAGCCGGTCAGGTGCACGGTGTCGTACCAGCCAGGCAGGCCGGCATCGCGAGCCCTCTTGGGGATGGCCTGGAGCTGGCGGTCGATGGTGAGCGTCCCGGCGGCGAGGTCCACACGATCCCAGGTGAGCCCTAGGGCCTCCCCCTGGCGTAGGCCCTGGAGGAGGGCGGCCACCCACCGGCTGGCGTCGTGCTCGCCTGCGAGGCGGCGGGCGTTTCGCTCGCGCTTGCTGGCGTCGACGTCGAGGGTGGGCCAGGCGTCGGGCTCGGTCGCCGTCTTGAGGAGGGTGGCGGCGTCGGCGGCGGGGATGGCCCGGCGGCGGTTGGGCGCCTTCCTGGGGAGGGGGACGTCGAAGACGACCTGCGGCACCTGATAGCCCTCGGTGCGGGCGTCGCGGAGGACCTTGAGGAGGATGGCGCGGCACCGGTGCGCCGTCGTCGGGCTGGAGCCCGCTTTCTCGTGCGCCTTGTCGAGGGCGCGCAGGTCGGAGGGGTTGAGGTCGGTGAGGCGCTTGGAGCCGATTGTGGGGACGATCCAGAGGTCGATCATCCGGGAGGCGACGTCGAGGCTCGTGGGGCGCAGGCGCGTGGCGGCGGCCGCCTTCCACTGGTCGCACCACGTCTTGAGCGTGGTTCTCGGGCTCGCGCCCTGGGTCTGCCCGGCGGCGTGGTCGCGTCGGAGCTGGCGTAGGGCGCGCTTGGCCTCGGCCTCGGTCTTGCGGATGCGGGTGGCTCTCTTGAGCCCACCCGAGCGGGTGTAGCCAACGGGGAGGGCGGCGACCCATCTCCCGTCCTTGCGCTGGTAGATGCTGCCTTCTCCGTATGCCATGGGGTCCTCCTCGGGTAGCAGTGGATAGCAGTTTGGATAGCAGTGTGTAGCCCAGGATAGCCCATGAGGGCGCATGTTGGGTGTGGTGGTTTTGGCGGGATGGCGCGGTTTTGCGCCCCGCTCGACCCCATCCTACCCCCACAAACAGTTCTTCATGATAACTGCTTGAAGGGGGTTGACAGCCCCGGAATCATGCGGCACCATAGTGGTCACGAGGCACCCGAGATAGCAATCAGATAGCAATCTCCACGGAACTCCCCACAACCCCAACAACCACAACGAAAACTCCCCAGAAAGGCCACGGCCATGTCACTCCTCGACGCCGCCTGCATCAAGACCGACGACGGCACCATCCACGTCGCCCCGAACGGGACCATCGGCCTCCCCGGCCTCCTCACCCCAGACATCCCCGCCACCGACGTCGTCGACATCGCCGTCGAAGACGGGAAGGAAGCCAGCAAGCGAGTCACCGCCGCCCGCGTCGCCGCCGTCGGCATCTTCGCCCTCGCCATCAAGAAGAAGGTCGACGCCACCAAGTACATCCTCATCGAGACCACCGACAATATGCACGTCTTCGAGATCAACGCGAAGCGCCACCGCGAGGCGCTGGCTTTCGTGAAGCGCGCCAAGGTTGCCGTCGCCCGCGGCCAGGAGTACGCCGTCAAGAAGGCCGAGGAGCCCGAGCCCACCGAGGGTGCCCCAGTCGGCGACGTCGAACCCACTCCGAAGCGCTGGTGGCAGAAAACCACCGGCGACCTCATCAACGAACGCCGCGCCAAGAAAGGCAAGGCGCCCATCAACTTCAACGCCGCCTAGAGACGACGAAAGGCGCCCCCGCTACCCGAGTAGGTAGTGGGGGCGCACAGCCCGCTCAGGTCAGCCCTTGACGGCAGCTAGAGCCTCAGCGGTCGGAACTGCCCAACCGATGATGGTTACGCCAGCAGACTCAGCCAGCCCCTTGGCGGTGGCCTGCTCGTCCTTGCTGGTGACGACAGCCCAAACGCCATCGGGGAAAGCGGCCTTCGCTGCACCCCAGCCGGGAGCCCCGGCAGTCGGGCCGAGGATGCCGACGGAGGCGTTCTTGACGTCGGTGACCTGCCAGTCAGCGGGTCCGTCTGTGTTGTCGGACGCCCGCTTGAACGTGGCGTAGTCCCGGGTCATGATCTCGCGCAGCTTGTTCTGGCCGCGGTAGTGGATCGCTGTGTAAGGCGCCCGCGGGCGAGCAGCGATCAGAGGCAGCAACTTCCCATCGCTGGACCGGTACCACTGAGCCGAGGAGTCGATCTTTCCATTCAGGATGTACGGCAGGACCTCAATCCCAGCGCCCTCCAGGGCGTCCATGGCCTCGACCATGCCGGCGACATTGTTGCCGTCGTTCCGGTGCGTCTGGAGCCCGTACTGACTGAACTCCTTGCCACCGGACACGGGGCGCTGGGTGATAGCGACAGCGGCGTCCGTCGCGTCCGCGGTCGCCTGGATCGGCAGCGCTACCTTGTCCGGCTTGAGGGCGAGAACCGCGTCCACCTCCGCCTTCGTGTAGAAGGCGCGACCAGCCGTGCCCCAGCCGCCCGGCAGCCAGGCCATAATCGGCAGGCCGTCGCCCGTAGCCGGAGGCGGCGGGGTCGGCGGAGCCGCGGGCGCAGTCGGGACGACCGGACCCTGCGCCTTGATCCAGGAGGACAGAGACGCCAGGGCGTCCGCGATGTGCTTGGCGGCAGCCGCCCCGAAGGCGATGCTCCCGATCTTCGTCGGGTGCGTGTCGTCCGCCATGAGGAGCGTGTCGCGAGTGCCGTCACCGCGCTTCGTTCCCTCATTGCCAGTGCCGGACAGAACGTCGGACACCTGGACGGTGGGGGCGCCCGCCGCGAGCGGGGTCTGCCCAGCCTCAGGTGTCCACGCCTGGGTGACCCGGTAGGCGACGCCACCATAAACCACGACGTCACCCTCGGCGCACTGTCGGCCGTCGCGCCACGGCACAGCCTGCCTATCGGCCACGCCGAGCCAGTCCACGAAGGCGATGCCGTTGCCGAGGCCGCCGGAAGCGTCCACGCCCGCCTTGTGAGCCCGGACGTTGACGTGCGAGGGCCGGGACAGGAGGCGAGCCACCGACGACGGCTCCGCGCCGATCATGATGATCGGAACCTGCGGGAGCTTAGCCCTCACCTTCGTGACGAAGGTCTTCACGGCCTCCGTGATCTTGACACCCTCGGAGTCGCCGTTCTCGATCACCTTGTCGCTGTTCAGGGATCCGATGGTCACGATGAGGTTCGGGGCGGCCGCGCAGATGGCGTCGACTCGGGCGTCAACCTCGAAGGCATCTTTCCCGGACGACGAGTGAGCGAAGCCAGAGCCGTCAACCGAGGAGACCGCAGGGATGCCTCCGATGATCCGCGAGATGGCAGCCGGCAGGTTAAAGCCTGCCCCCATCATCGACTCCGTGCTCCAGGAGTCGCCGAAGTAGCCGACCGTGGGGGCGGGCTGGCCACTGCGGAGCGGAAGCGCGGCTAGAGGGGCACTCGGCGTCGACGGCGCGGGAGCGGGAGAGCCGCCGCCTCCAGCCTGGGCCAGTTCCGCCTTCGTCGCGTAGGTGCTCGCGGCGTCAGCGCTCCTCAGGTACACGGACAGGTCCGGGGCTGGGGCGTCCTTGCCGGGAGGGCCAGGAGGGCCAGGCTTGCCAGGCTTGCCGGGCTCACCGGGGTCCCCCTTGTCCCCCTTGACGCCGCCACCACCGCCCTTAGGGATGGACGACTTGACGTCATCCAGTTCCGCCTTCGTCGCGAACGTCCGATCCGCGCCGACTTTGCTGTACCAGCTCGGCTTTGCCATTAGTCCCTCCATGTGAGTAGTCCGTTGCCGTTGTCGATGATGTCTGAGTCGTCCCGCGCCTCGACGAGACCGGCATCCCCCCTGCGCGCCAGGGGTGAGGACTGGTCCTCCACCGGCTTGCCGGAGATGATGTCGGTCAGGTCGACGGTGGTCCCAGCCAGGATGCGCGCCCTGTACCGGCGCGGCGACTCGATATCGCCGGGGACATCCAGGGTCACCAGGTAGTTCTGTGCGCCCTGAGGTAGGGCGTCTGGGGCGGCAACCCGAATGCCGGGAGCCCCGTCCGGGCCGGATACCTGCCCTTGAGAGTCGATGCGCGCGACCACTCGGTGCGTGACTACGACGCTCGTGTCCCCCAGGTCACCTACCCAGTCCCGCTCCAGCGGCGTGAGTGTGACGGTGCCAGCGCGACCCGCCCCGTCGGGGCCGACGACCCGGCCGGTTAGCCAGGCGTAGCCGATGTTCATGGTTTCTCCCCTGCTGCGATAGATCGATTGGTGTCAGAGGGTGCCCCTCCCAGTAGGCGGGAGGGGGCTCCCTCTAGTCGTCGGCCAGGTCTCCGATAGGGGACTCCCCAGGGCCGCGCGGCAGGTCCCCCAGGGGCGCCCCACGGTCGAGGGCGATCGCGCGCGTCCTACGTGCGACCATCTCCCACTGGGCGGCCTCTCGGCGGGCGGCCTGCACCTCCGTCTCCCGCCCCTGACGGGCGTGCCAGAGAGCGCGGATAGCGGATCCGATCTGCCCGACCAGGGTAGCGGCGAGGCCGCTCGTGATGACGACGGCGATCAGGTCGGCTGCTCGCATCCCGTATCTCCTCTCTCTGCGGCGCGGGCCGCTGCGTCAGCCTCGCGAGCTTTCGCGACGGTCACGCCGATCTGTGCCCGACGGAGCGGGGTGTCCGGCTCGCGGCCGGGCTCCCATGCGCGGCCCCAGGTGCGGGCCATCCGCTGGGCGATCATGAGGAGGAGAGCGATGATGATGAGGAGCGGCCATCCCGGCCACCGGTCAGTGGTGAGCGCACGTAGAGTGTCCTCGACGGCGACGGCGAGGAGGCCGAGGGCGGTGAGGGCCGCCGCTGGCCCCTCGACTCCCCACCAGCCCAGCCATGCGGACGGGGCGCCCAGCAGGCACCCGATGATGGTGACGACACACCCTAGGGTGACGTCCCAGGGCTGGACGTGCGGGCTGGTGAGGATGAGGGCCATGGCGGCCGCCACGACCCCATACGTCGCCACCATCAGGGCGGTGACGACACGGGGCTCATGGAGGGTCCCCCAGATGCGGCGGCCCAGGCCCATCAGGACGCCTCAGGCTCGCTGGTAGCGGGCTGCTGCGTCTCAGCCGGTGCGGCGGCCAGCCACGGCACGTAGATGCGCAGCCAGGCGTCCACACCAGGCAGGGCCATGATGCGGGTGACCGCGCCCGTGATGGCGAGGACACCAGCGGCAGCGCCAGTGGCGACAGCCGGGTCCTGCTGGCTGGCGGCCGTGTAGACCACCGGAGCCAGGGCGCACAGGCCCACGAGGGCCTGGAAGACCGTCCGGATGACGGCGCGCGACGGATGAATTACCTGGGAGGCGGTAGCCTCATGCTTTCCCATGTTGTTCCTTCCTTGTTGGGTGGCGGTCACCAGAGGCGGCCGGAGCCGGCCCTGGAGTTGTTGAGTGCTCGCTGGAGCGCCCCGATCGTGGCTGGGCCGGCCTCACCGTCAACCCAGTCAGCGAAGTCCCAGCCTGCCGGCAGGTACTCGCGGTGCCAGGCCATGATGAGGAACTGGAGCGTGCGCCACGTGTCAGCCCCAAGGACGCCGTCGACGTCGAGGCGGGGCGAGTCGTTCAGGGCGGTCTGCTGGTCCGGCTGTACGGCCGAGTTCAGGAACGACTGAAGCCGCTCAACCGCCGGGCTGCCGTCCTCGTCCAGGACGCCATCAATAGCGGTACCCATGACCTGCTGGAGCCTGCCGATCGTCGCGATGCCGAAGACCCCGTTGCACACGAGCTCCGACTGCCCGTCGCTCTTGTTCTTCTTGCCGGTGTACGGGCTCGCCGACGGCGCGGACGCTGCCGGGGCGGATGCGGCGATCTGGCCGCCGCCCTTCATCGTGTCCCACGCGCTGCGGTCACGCAGACGGTCCAGGTCGAGGTGGCTGTTGTAGCCGGGCAGGTACCCGTCCTCGGTGTACTGGTGAATCAGGACGTTGCCCCCCCAGTAGGGGACGTTCGGGATGGGCGGGTCACTGTAGGCGCGGCCGTAGTCGCTGTACTCGGGCCCACCGGCGTACCACAGCGGGAACCGGCCGGCCACAGCGGACCAGTCTCCGCTCTCCAGGCCCGCCCCGTTCAGGTAGATGCCCGGAGTGGAGCCGATCTCGGCGACCATCTGGTTGAGGATCACGAGGGCGTCCGAGGGGGTCAGGTTGAGGGCGTCAGCCTCCCAGTCCAGCCAGAACGTCGCCCTTCCCGCGTAGCTCTTGGCGCGGTCGAGGAAGTAGCGGGCCTGCTCGTTCGCGTCCTCGTCGTTGGCGAAGAGGTAGAGCCCCAGCCTCTTCCCGGAGGCCAGTGTTGCCTCCGCCTGGGCACGCCAGAACGGATTCTCATAGCCGGTTCCCTCCGTCACCTTGACGATGACGAAGTCCGCCCAGATGGCGGCGATATTGAGCCCGCCCTGGTGGCTGGAGATGTCAATGCCGTGCGCGTGCGCCGGTGCCGAGGAGACAGCAGGGGCGGCCGGCTTGGAGACCGGGGCCGATGCCTTCCACTTGGCGAAGGCCGGCCACTGCTGGAAGAACTTGCCCTCGCTGAAGCGATGACAGGACGTCCACGCGCCGCGCTGCGTGTGCGGGTGGCTACTGTAACGGACAGTGCGGGTCTCGCTGCCCGTAGCGTCACCCGCGTAGCCGTCGATGCTCCCATCCTCAGCGATCCACGCCTCTGACACGAGGGGGTCGCCGCCGCTCTCGACGGCGACCACGACGTGGCCGACGCCGCCCTCGTTCGCGGCCGAAAGGATGATGTCACCGACCTGGAAGCCGCCGTCGGGAGTCAGGTTCTCGTCGGACCAGTTGACCTCGTTGAAGCCGTGCGACTCCATCCCGGCACGCATGTTGCCGGTCCAGTAGTCATTAATCTCCAGAAGGGCGGCGTGGCCCCAGGGCACTCCGTAGGTGTGGTGGATGCCGTAGGAGATGGCACCGCACGCCAGACTGGAGCAGTCCGCGTTCTGCGGGCTGGAGACGTGCCCATGGGCGTCAGCGGCCGCATACCAGCTGCGGCGCTCGGGCTGGCTGTAGCCGACGTTCTCGCTGTCGCAGATTCGCCGGGCGATCTCAGCGGTGATCGAGCCGACGCTCACGCCACGCCTCCTTGCTGCTCCTCCCAGCCCGCGGCAAAATTAACCGGGCCAGCCTTGAAAGGCGACAGCCAGGCGCGGGAGACGTTCTTGTAGTACTTGCCGGTGACGATGATCCGCTCACCCGGCCCCACCATCGCGTCCGGCCGGAGGCTCTTGATATCCTTCGCCTCCCCGGAGACGGACTGCATGTAGGCGTCGACGCGCTTGTCGACCTCCTCCTTGCAGTTGCGCAGGTACTCGCGGCGGGCGAACTCGGTAGAGACCCGCTCGGCCAGGCCGTTAAAGTCGGTGTCGGTCATGGCTCGGAGGCCGCGTTCTGACGTGTCCAGATATCCAGCAGGCATTAGCCCATACTCCTTGGTAGTGCGGTTGCGAATAGGGTGGAATAGGCGGAGTCCCCACTAATGGAGAATGTTCCGCCTGTTCCGTACGCTCCGGTAAAACCGCAGCGAATTTTCGGGTCCTGACCGGCCGGCACCACGCGAATCCCGGTGACGGTCACGGAAGCGCCCGTGGAGTCGTTGGGGAAGCGAGCCCTGTAGGGGCGGTCCAGGAGAAGTACGGTGGCGTCAATGTCGCCCGCGCTGACGCGACCCCATACCGTGAATGAGACCTGGACAATCCGGTCATAGGGGCGCACACCCAGGTCAACCTGGGCGGCACCCGAGTACTGGTTGTTGCCGAGTTTCAGGGTATTGGCGACGACGACGCTGGCCTCCACGGCCTGGACCTCATTGATGGGGCGCAGGATCCAGGTGGCCCCGTTCTTGGATCCGTCGGAGCGGTAGAGGATGCCGCCGACGTCGAGGTAGGCGGGGTGGGCGGCCGTGGGGGCGTGCCCGGCGGCCTCGGCCCTCGACAGGATCTCCCTGCCGGCGGCGACGGACTGGGCAGGGAAGATCACGCCCGCGGCGTCTAGAGCGTTCGGCCACGCGGACAGGAGGTCATCCCCGGCCTCCGGGACCGGCACGCCCTTCCAATGGGTTGTTGGCATTCGTCTCGCCTTTCACTTGGTGTAGGAGACTTCGATAGTCAGGTCGTGTGACCAGTAGCCGTAACTGGCATTCCCCTTGGTCTCAAAGGAAATGCCGCGGAAATAACCGCCGCGCCAACTGTTCCACTGGTCTCGGGGGATCTGGATCCAGCGGCCGTCACCGCGACCCCAGCCGCCGGACTCATACCAGCGGTTGCCGCCACCGGAGTAGGATCCGGGCGCGGACTGGAAACCGTGGGACCCGATGCTGGCGACGCCGGTCTGCCCATACCAGTGCTTGCTGTAGGCGTAGACCCGCATGTTCGTGATCGTGGCTCCAGCCAGGTCGGCCGTCATATTCGGGAAGCCGATCAAGGAGTTATACGCCCAGTTGCCGTAGCGGCCCTGCGGCATAGTGTCCGGCCACGACGAATCCGGGCTGCCATTCGAGTAGGCGCGCCACCAGTTCGACCGGTACTTTCTGACGTAGTTGCGCTTCGGCTGCGGCTGCTCCGATGGCTTCGGGGCACCCAGTATCACTGTGTGGTTCGGCTGGACTGTCTTCTCTGGGGCCAGGCCGAGGTCCTGCACCAGCACATAGGGGGTCGGGAGGGATGCGTCGCTCTTCGTCAGCATGACGCCCTCGGAGCCGTAGGCTGACGCGGCCAGGAACAGGAGCCGGTACGTGCCTGATTCCTCTACCGTGAACGGCTGGAACACTGCGTGGCTGGTCTGGATTTGGTTCCGGTTCTCCGACACTAGGCGCACCCGATACTCGAAGGTATCCTTTGCGCCGTTGCCTACTGGTTCACCCTGCATGCGGGCCTCGAGCATGGCGTTCGCCTTGTTCGTGTACCATGTCAGCATCGTGGTCGCTTGGTAGATTCTCCCGGCTTCGAGGTCGACGACGATCTCATACATGGAGTCGACTGAGCGCACGATATGGTTCTCGTTGTCTCCCCAGGACCAACACTCACCCCAGCCGATCACACCCCTAGGCAGGGCAGCCAGAGTGTCGGCCAGGTCCGTGCCGCGCCAGGTAATCCGATCGGCGACAGAGAGCGACTGTGTCGTGACCTCGCCGTCGCCGGTGATGGTCGCCTTGGCGAGCCCGTCGGTGCCGGTGATCGACAGGAAATCCGAGCCGCTGGTACCCAGCGTGACGACCTCCGTGGGCTGGTTCCCGACGGCCTTCACCACGTGGAGCCCCGTATGATCCATGATCGCCGCATCCCCAGACGGGTCGCCGGCCACGATCCGCGTAGACAAGCGGATCGTGTCAGCCAGCAACTCGCCCGTGATCCGCGCCTGCCCGGCCTGGAGCATCTGCGTCGTGACCTTCGCGAACGTAGCCACCTTGGCCCACAGTTCCTCGCTGGCGGTGATCTTCGGGGCGGTGACCGCCCCGTCGCCCAGTTGGACCGCACCCACGCTGCCGGGGACCAATACCTTGCCGGCGACCAGCATGTAGTCCTGCCAGGTCTTCTCCTGCCCGGACCACACCTTGACGCCAGTGGCCTGCTTGTCCGCCCCGGTCACCACCCACAGGTCCCCGTCGACGGGGGAGTCCGGGGCGGTGGCGGCGACGGTCACGCGGCCGATCGCCCGCTTCAGGGCGTTCGCGGCCGCCTCGCCAGAGGTGGTCGCAGCATCACGAGCGGCCTTGACCTCCTCGGCCAGGCGCTTCTGCGCCGCCTCGATCTCAGCCTTGGCGGCGTCAAGCTCGGCCTTGGTGCCGGCCGCTTCCAAGGCGATCTGCCCCGTCACCCCGGTGGGCCGGGCCTGGCCGCCCTCAGGCAGGGAGGCCGGGCTCACCACCTGGTAGACGCGGCCGGTGCCATCCTGGAGGCACACGCACTCCGCACCGATGGCGGTGACTCCGCCGTCAGCCGGGGCCACGACCTCGCTCACCGGGTCATCCGCCGGCAGCTCGACGCGCACCATGCCGCCGTCCATGACGTCGGTGACGCGGCCAGTGGCCCACGTGCCCGCCTGGCTGCCGGAGCCGTAGGACGCCTGCTGGCTGGCGACGGCGGTGCGCGGGGACGGTTTGCGGTCGATCCACAGGTTCGGTCTCACCATGCCAGTTCCTCCATGTCTACGCGCATCTGCCCGGCCGGCTTGTCCACCGGCAGGCTGTAGGCGGTGACCTTGCCGACGATGACCTCTCCCGCGTCGGTGTGGACTGCGATCACGTCGCCGGCCTCCAGGCGGGGGTCGGCGGCGATCTCCACGGAGCGTTTCGACGTCGCTGACAGGTCCGTCTCCATGTTCGTGAGCGCCGCCTTGTGGACGGTGGCGCGGCTGTCGGCGGAGTTGATTTCCTTGCGCTCGGTGACCCATCCGTAGACGGCGGGCTCGTAAGGCCAGGAGGCCGCCGTGGCGACGCCTGTCCACTTCACGGCCGGCTTCTTGTCGTTGGACTGCTGCGGGCTGCCGACGGTCACCCACCGGTTCGGGCGGCGCTCCACGCTCTTGCGGGGAGCCTCGATGAGCATGTCCCGGCCCGTGTAGCGGGCGACCGGGTTTCGGGCTGTCGTCTGCGCCCACAGGTGCAGGCACCCGTCGGCCTTGACCGCCCAGTTGATCCCCCTGGGGTGGCACAGGTCCCGGATCGCCTCAGTCCGCGAGTGGCCCCACTGTGTGGACGCGGGCACCAGCGGGTTCGGGGTCCCAGGGTCCAGCACCACCGGGAGGGTGCCGGCGAGCCGCTGCGTCTCAGACAGGACAGTCGCTCCACGTGGCGGCGATGACGGCCACGCCATAGGATCCTGCTCGAGCACCTGTAGCAGGTCCAGCGCCTCGACCTTCACCTTCCCGGACGTGTCCTCCTCCCAGGACTGGTGCTGCCACCATCCGAGGTCCACCTCGTCCCGGCCGGCCGGGGTTTCGAGGATGGCGACGACGTGGCTGCGCTGCCCATAGTTGTTGAGCGGGCTCGCGGGTGACTCCGGCACCCACCCTGATGGGCAGGTGTAGGACAACTTGCCGGGCACGACCCGGTCGGACGCCCAGTCGATCTGCACGTCCTCGCACGGGATGTCCAGGGCGACGACGGTCCGCCCTAGGTGGACGTCGACCCTGGCACCGACGGCGACGGGCCCGGCCAGGGCCTCAGTGCTAGGCCCCGGCCTCATGGCATCCCCTGCACACGCTTGGCGACCTCGAGCGCAGACCACGCCTGCCAGCCCGGAGTCTCCGGGTGCGCCTCGCCGTAGTCCGCCCATTCACCCCAGGTGGTCACCGGGACAGCCCCCATCGGAGAGTCCCCCTCGCGGGGCTCGTGAGCCGTCCACTTCACCGTCAGCTCGATCAGATCATCGATGAGCCGCTTCCGGGAGACGCCGGTGACGATGACCATCCTCGGAGGCACCCCCGCCGTCGGGGCGGAGGGGATGAGCATGATCGGGTGATGGGCCTGGAGCACCCACCACAGGTAGGGCTCATAGTCCGGGTGGCAGGCGATGACACCGGCCCCCGTCTCGGGCTCATCCCTGAGCGCCCACCTGGTGACCCCGCCGACGCGGGATGCTTTCGAGGACCACTCCACGGGATCCTCATTGCTGACGTAGATCAAGCCGGGTGCGGATCTCCCGTCCCGGCCGGCCACGTAGACGCCGTACCAGTCCCCGACGGGGCGGGTGAGCGACACGCTGTCGCCCCCCGCCCTGTAGGTGGTCTCGACGCCGGGCGCGGCCAGCCCGTCAGCCACCAGATGCTGCCCCTCCCCTAGGCGGGCTAGCACGCGGTCACCAGCGGTCACCGTGACCGACCCGTCCACGAGGAGTGACGGGAGCCCGGACGTCGTGCCGATCCACCCCTTGAGCGCCATGCTGGCTCCTCTCAGTCGTTGCGTGAGACCTCGACGGCGACCCGCTCAGCCTCGACGCGCATTCGGCCGACTAGTTCGCCGTCGACGTCGCGCACCTCGAGCACCGAGGGCGTGTTGCCGCCCTTGCTGAGGAGGTCGTCGATCTTGGACCACTGGCCGCCAGTGAAAACGGGCTCCGGCTTGCCGGTGGCGTTGAGGACCGTCGTCAGCCCCGGCTGCAACAGGCCGCCGCTATCGAACTTGTAGAGCCCGGTCGACGGGCTGCCGTAGATCGGGGTCTCGCGGACCGGGATGCCGAACGTTGGGGCCTCGACCATCATCCCGTTGCCGGAGGCGATGGCGATGTGGTGCGCGGGTGCACCCCAGAACAACAGGGTCCCAGGGGTGTTGTAGGAGCCGCCGGGCGTGCTGCCTGCCTGGTAGCCGGCGGCCGTCAGGCGCGGGATCTGGGAGCCCATCTGGTGGGCCGCCCAGTACACGAGACCCGAGCAGTCGACGCCGGGCGGGATGCTCGATCCACCCCACACGTAGGTCGCGCCGATAGCCTTCCTCGCGGCGTTCACGATGTCGCTGGCGGCCATCGTCGCGGTCTTACCCTTGAGCCACTGGCCGAAGCCATCGACCCACTTCCCCGGCAGGGCGGCCGCCATGTCCTTGAAGAAGCCACTGCCGGGGAGCCCGGCCATGACGGCCTTCATGGGGGCGCGCATCAGGGCATCGACCGCCCCGAGCGGGTCGGAGATGATCGAGGAGACCGCGTCCGCCGCGCTGGAGATCCAGCCGGTGGCCGTGTCCCAGCCCGAGCTGACGGTGCCCTTGATCTTGTCCCAGATGCCGCCCTTGGCGAAGGCGGCAAATTTCGCGCCCGTGTCCCCGCCGGGGATGTGCGCCCCGCTCGAGCCCCGCGCGGCCGCGTTCATCCGGTGGACGGCGGCAGGGCCGCCGACAGCTTTCACCCACTCCGGCCTCATGATGGCCTCACCACCGGACAGGGCGATCGCGCCGCCACCGTCGGGGCTGTAGAAGTGGTAGATGTCCTTGCCTGGCGAGTATCCGGGTAGGACACCACCACTGGCGTAGCCGGGGATCGGGCTGACGTCCGGGAGACGGAGCGAGAGACCCAGTTTCTCCGCAATGGAATCAGCCGTCTTCTTAATACCATTCTTGTAAACAGTATTAATGATGAAGTTAATCGGCTTCGCAGCGATCCCCTTAACGGAATCCCACACGGTCTGAATACCGGACTTCATATTCTCGAAGGCCTTTTTGATATTCGTCGTGACTGTATCAAAAATAGGCTTCAGAGTGTCCTGGAACCAAGACGCGACCGTATTAATGGTACTCTTGATGCCATTCCAGACGGTCTTGATTCCACCCCACAGCAGGTCGGCACCATTCTTGATGCCATTCCACACCGTGGAAATGACTGGCTGCACATAGGTCTGGAACCAACTGACGACCGTAAGCACGGTCGACTTGATTCCATTCCAGATCGTGACAATACCATTCCAGAGGAACTGTGCCCCAATCTGGATGCCGGTCCACACTGCGGAAATGACAGGCATGACATAGGCCGTGAAGAAATCGGCGACAACCTGCACGGCCGCCTTGATACCATTCCAAATGGTCACGATTCCGTTCCACAGGAATTGCGCACCCGCCTGGATCCCCGACCAGACAGCGGCTAGAACCGGGGCAACATAAGCGTTGAACCAATCCACGGCCACACCGACGGCGGCCATGATCCCGGTCCACACGGCCTGGATCCCGGTCCACAAATACTGCGCCCCGGTGACAATCCACGACCAGACCGTCGCGAGCGTCGGAGCCACGTAGGCCATGAACCAGTCCACAACCAGTTGGACGGCGACCTGGATAAGCGTCCACACCACAATGAACGGGATACTCAGCGCCCAAATCCCGACCTTGATAGCCGTCCATACGGCCTCGAATACAGGCACGACATAGGTGCTGAACCAGTCGGCCACCGTCTGCACCGCAGTCTGAATACCAGACCAGACGCCGGAGACGATACTCACGAGCCCGTTCCAGATGCTCCCCAGGACACTCACAGCGCCCGTAATAACCGGCACCACGTAGGAGGTGAAGAAACCAGATACGGCGTTCCACACCGTATTCCAGGCCGAGCTGAGAGCATTCAGGGTCGCATCCCAGTAAGGGGCGATCCAAGCCAGGAACTTCTGAAACTCCTCTGTGATCGCAGCCCACGCCTTTTTACCCGTCTCCGTCTGCGTGAAAAACCACGCCAGGGCGGCGACGACAGCGAGAATAGCCGTCACGATGAGAATATACGGGTTGGCTTCGGAAACCACGTTGAACGCCGCCTGCGCCTTCTTCGCGGCGTCCACGGCCTTCTCCATGGATTTCAGACTGGTCACCCATTTCAGGATGCTGCCAGCCTGCTTGATGCCGTCAATCGCCGTCGACGCCTTGTGGAGGGCCCAGAAAGAGCCTGCCGCGGTGCCGACCGTGACGGCCAGGGTGGAGAGCATTCCCTTGTGCTCGATGCCCCAGGCTGTCGCGGTCAGGAGGGCGTCGCCGACCTTGACGATGGCGTCACGCAGGCCCTCGAGGAAACCGGTCAGCGGCGAATTCGGGTCGAGCCCGAACAGTGGCTTATCCGTCTCCCCAGTGAAGATGATCTCCGCGAGGCCTTGCACCGACGGAATTAACGTGTCGTTAATCCACGTGCCAGCCTCGATAGCGGCATCACGGACACTGAAGAGGAAATCCACCAGGGCACTGTCCTCTTCGAGGCCGAATAGCGAGTCAGGTCCCTGATAGTCGCCGGAGAACAGGACGCTGGCGACACCCTGTAGGCCGGGCACCAGCGTCCCGGTGATCCAGTCACCGGCAGCGCGAGCGGACTCTCCTATCTTGAAAAGGAAGTCGACGATGCCGCTATCCTCTTCGAGGCCGAAGAGTTTATCGGATCCGTCAAACTTTCCCTTGGAGAGAATATCCCAAACGCCCTGAATTCCAGGGACAAGTTTGTCGTTGATCCACCCGAAAGCCGCCTCGGCTCCGGTGGCGACATTCCCCATGAAGTCCGTCAGTGCGGGCTTGATCTGGTCGACGATACCCATCGCCCCAGACACCAGGGCCGCCTCAAGGTTACCCCAGGCGCCCTCAATCGTCTTGGTCGACGTCGCCGCCTCCTTGGCGACGTCCGTCATGCCGAGGTCCATCACCGCGGCGTTGAATTCCTCGGCGGTGATCTCACCCTTCTCCATCGCCTCACGGAAATTGCCCGTGTAGGCACCCGCCTCTAGGAGGGCCTGTTGGAGTTTCCCGGATGCGCCGGGGACAGCGTCAGCGAGCTGGTTGAAGTTTTCGGTGGTGAGTTTCCCCTGACCAGCGGTCTGGGTAAGCACCATGCCAACAGACTTGAAAGTCTCGGCGTTTCCACCGGCGACAGCGTTGAGGTTGCCAGCAGCCTCGGCGAGTTTGTCGTAGCCCTGGACATTATTTGACGCCAACTGGGCGGTGATCGACTGAATATCCGACAGGCCGTAGACGGTCTTGTCCGCGTAGTCCTTCGTGGACTTGGTGAGCCGGTCGACGTCGGCCGCGGATTTCCCCGCGAAGTTCAGGGTGTTCTTGAACTTATTCGTCGCGTCGGAGGCGGTGATCGCCTGGGTGGCAATGTCCGAGAAACCCGCGGCGAGGCCGACGGCGGACGTGACGGCTAGCGCCCCGGCGGCGATCTTCCCGACCTTGCGGAACGCCCCACCCAGGCCGGAGACAATACTGTTCTCCGCCTTGGAGGTATTGACGCGGTTGAGCTGGCCCTCGACCTCGCGGGTGAGGTTGGAGCCGGAGATAGCGACCTGAATCCAGGCGGTTCCGATGTTGTAGCCAGCCAATCCAGGTCCTCCTCTATATGCTGGGAGGCCCCACAGCGGCGTGCTGTGGGGCCTCCCTCGTGTTTGGTTATGTGCTGGCCTGGGCTGCCAGTTCTGGGTGCCTGGCGAGCCATCGGCGGGCCTTGGCGTCCTGCCGCTCCTGCGCCTCCCTGGCCTTGGCCTGCCAGCCCGGTTCGGGTGGCTGCGGAGGCTTCGGCAGGTCGGATTGCTTGGCTCCGACGGCGCTAGCGATGTAGCAGCAGATCTGCCAGGCGGCCATCCTCACGGCCGTGACCTCATCGGAGAGGGCGACATCCCCGCCCATAGCCCTCCCCAGGGCCGAGCCGGGCGGGAGGCCCCGGATGAGGACCAGCAGCCTGCGAGGCGTCAGCCGGCCCCGGTAGAGGTCCAGCAGGTCGACGCCATAGACCCTGAGCAGGTCGGCCTCGATCTCCTCCCCATGCTCCCTGAGGAGCGCGGGGAGGGCCATCAGTTTCCCGCGTTCAGGACCTCAAAGACCTGCTGAAGGAACTCGCCCATGCCGTCGGCGCTGACCTTGCCGTCCTTGCGGACGTGGTTCTTCACCTCGTTGTAGGCGTCACCAAGGACGGCCTTGGTGACGCGCATCATCGCGGCGGGTGAGGCACTACCGTCCTCCATGGCGGCCAGCGCCTCAATCACCTCCCAGTCGGACTGGAAAGCGGTCGGGTCAACCTCGATGGTCAGGCCGTCGACGGTCACCTCAACGATGCGACCCCCGTTGGCCTCGGCCTCCTGGAAGTCCTTCGGCGTCGCGGCCCCAATCTCGGCGGCGCGCTTCCCGGTCTCGCTGGTCTTCTTGCTAGTCATGTCGGTCCCTTTCAGGTGGTGGCGGTCCCAGGTGTGTGGTGACCCCACCCCGGCGCAGGGACCGACCAACCGCGCCGGGGCAGGGAGAATGAGGGCCTTATCAGGCCGGGATCAGCGACTTCGCGTTGGAGTAGATGACGTAGTCGCCCAGGACGCTCAGCTTGTAGGACCAAGCCGTCAGTTCGCCCACCTTGAAGGCGACCTCGCCGCGCTCACCCAGTTCCAGGCGAGGGAAGACGATCCGCATGCGGGTACGCGCATCCCCGGTGGAGGCGGTATCGAAGACGTCGAGGACGCCACTGAGCACGGTCACCGTGCGCTGCGCCTTCGCCGTCAGTTTCGCAACGTCGGTCTTCTGCGGGCCGGCCCCGATCTGCTCCTGAATCTTCTCGGCCTTCGCGTTCAGGAAGCGGGTCACGATATCCAGTTGCGACTCGAGCAGGGCAGCCTCGAGCCCGGTTTCTGAAGAGTCCATGAACGTGCGAACCACGCCATGGCCCTGGTGGCCTTTGATCTTGGTGACCGAGTCATCCATGGTCAGCTTGATTCCGTCGTCGGACAGCCATCCGCAGTCCTTCAGGGTGGCGGGGACGGCGGTGGTGAGGCCCTGAATCTTGGTGGCGAGGGCGGCGTCATAGGGACCTAGGAAGAGTGAGTCATCGTCCGACCCAAAGCCAAGCACGTTGTCGGCATTCACTGCCATTGGTTTCTCCTTACGGTTGGTTCCGTGTGGTGATCTGGTAGGTGGCCGTCGCGCGGGCGGCCGTGATAGTCGGGTCGGGCGACT